GACCTCAGTTACAATATAGGAACAGCAGTAACTTATCTTTTGAGAAGTAAGAACAAACATAATGACGGAGGAGTTGAAGATATTAGAAAAGCAATAAATCACTTGCACTTTGAACTAGACAGAATACACAATGACACTTTATAGTTGCGAATGTGGAAACACTATGGAAATAGGAAAGGCTACAATAGTTTACCGAGATGGCGAATGGGTAACTAAGGAAGCTAAGTGCAGTTGTGGAAAGTATATGGATAGCAAACCAACAGAAGGAATACCAACTCTTAAAAGAACTGAACCTAGTTTAAGCAAACAAAGAGACAATCTTTGGAAAGAAGCTAAAGAAACTCTAACAGGAACTCGTGGAATAAATGAAGACTACTAAATAAATTAACAAAAATTCTATTATATACTAAGACACTACATTATGAAACAACAAGTTAAGATAAGTAAAGTAAAGGGAAATCCTGACAACCCTAGAATAATTAAAAACGATAAGTTTAAAAAGCTAGTAAAGTCAATACAAGAATTTCCTGAAATGTTAAAGCTAAGACCAATTGTAGTTGATGAAGATATGATTGTCTTAGGTGGCAATATGAGATTAAAAGCAAGTAAAGATGCAGGGCTAAAAGAAGTATGGATAGAAGTAGCAGAAGGACTTACTGAAGAACAAAAGAAAGAGTTTATAGTTAAAGACAATGTAGGCTTTGGAGAATGGGAATGGGATATGTTGGCGAATGAATGGGATAGTGTACAACTAGCTGAATGGGGTTTAGATGTATGGCAAAATGAAGATGATGTAAAAGAAGAAGAAGAAGTTTATACAAAGAATATTGAAGCCCCTACTTATGAACCTAAAAATGAAAAGCCAAAAGAAGAAGAACTTTACAATGAAGATAAAGTAAAAGAGCTAATAAAAAAGATAGGGCTTTCTAATATAGAAAAGGAAGAAAAAGAATTTTTAATAAAAGCAGCTTACAGGCATACAGTATTTAATTATCAAAGTATTGCAGACTTCTATGCTCATTCTAATAAAGAAGTTCAGGAATTAATGGAAGATAGTGCTTTAGTTATAATTGATTTTAATAAAGCTATTGAGAATGGATATGTTAAACTCAGTAAGGAAATAGAACAATCATATTTAGCAGATTATGGAGAATAAAGATTTTGCAATATTTATACTAACTTACGGAAGAGCTGACAGAGTTATAACTTATGAAACTTTAAAAAAACGAGGATATACAGGTAAAGTATATTTTATATGTTCAGATGATGATAAAGAATTAGAAACATATCAAAACTTATATAAAGACAAAGTTATTGTATTTAGTAAAAAAGATTATAAGAACAAATTTGATATAGGAGATAATTTTGATGATGAAAGAGTAGTTGTTTATGCAAGAAATGCTTGTTTTGATTTAGCTAAAAAGATAGGTATTAAATACTTCTTAGTATTAGATGATGACTATATTGCTTTTCATTATCGTTTATATTATATGAATAAGCCCGAGCAGATAAGAAATTTAGATACAGTCTTAGAATTAATGTTAAACTATTACAAAAATATTCCTGCTAAAACTATTGCAATGTCACAAGGTGGAGATTTTATTGGTGGAGCAGGAAACTCTTATGCTACAAACCCTAAGCTCAGAAGAAAATGTATGAATAGTTTTTTATGCTCAATTGATAGACCTTTTAACTTTGTAGGCAGAATAAATGAAGATGTAAATACTTATGTGCAAAATGCTACTACAGGAGATTTATTTTTTACTTTACCTATATTATCACTAACTCAAAAAGTAACTCAATCAAATGAAGGTGGACTAACAGAAATATATTTATCAAAAGGAACTTATGTAAAATCTTTTTATTCAGTTATGTACACACCTTCAGCAGTTAAGGTATCATTAATGGGTGATAAGCATATGAGGTTACATCATAGAGTAAGTTGGAAAAATACAACACCTTTAATATTAGAAGAAAAATACAAAAAATAAATGGAACAAAATAGAACAAAGATTAACAAAGACAGATTACTTAAAGCTTTAGAAAGTTCGTTAGGAGTGATAACTACAGCTTTAAAATCAACTGACTTAAGCAGAACAAACTTTTATAAGTGGCTAAAAGAAGATGAAGAATTTGCAGCTAAGGTTGAAGAAATAGAAAACATACAACAAGATTTTATTAAGTCAAAGTATTATGAATGTGTAAAAGACAAAGTACCTTCAGTTGTAATACACGCTGCTAAGACTAGACTTGGTTGGAATGAAACAAACAGAGTAGATATAACTTCAGGCGATAAAGCAATTAATATGCCTGTTATTACATTTGTAGAAACTGATACTGAATAAGAAATACAATCCTTTATTTTCTTCTGAAGCTAGATACTTTATTATAACAGGTGGTAGAGGATCAGGAAAGTCTTTTGCTGTAACAGTCTTTCTTACTTTACTTACTATGACTAAAGGGATAAGAATACTCTTTACTCGTTTCACAATGACATCAGCTCACTTATCAATCATTCCTGAGTTCTTAGAAAAGATAGGGCTTCTAGGATTTGATGAAGTGTTTAGTATTAACAAAGCAGAAGTAGTAAATTCAAAGAATAATTCAGACATTCTATTTAGAGGAATTAGAACCTCAGCAGGAAACCAAACAGCTAGTTTGAAATCTTTGCAGGGTATTTCAACTTGGGTGCTTGATGAAGCTGAAGAACTTGTTGATGAGAATATCTTTGATACTATTGACTTGAGTATTAGAGAAAAAGGAATACACAATAGAGTAGTATTAATATTAAACCCTGTTACTAAAGAGCATTGGATATATAAAAGGTTCTTTGAGGACAAAGGAGTTGAAGGCGGTTTTAACGGCTTTAAGGACAATGTATGCTATATTCATACTAACTACCTAGACAATAAAGATAACCTCTCTCAGAGCTTCCTAGAGCGTATTAAGAGCATAAAGCACAGGAACTTTAAAAAATATCAACACAAAATCTTAGGTGGGTGGTTAGACAAAGCAGAAGGAGTTGTATTTGAGAATTGGAGCATAGGAGAATTTAATCCTGATGGTTTACAAACTTCTTGCGGTATGGACTTTGGTTTCTCAGTAGATCCTGATAGTCTTACGGAAGTGGCTATTGATAAGAAGAAACATAAGATATATTTAAAAGAGCATATCTACAGGAACGGCTTGAAGTCAAATGAGTTGGCTAAGATTATATTAGACAAAGTAGGTAGCAAGCTTATCATAGCCGATAGTGCAGAACCAAGACTAATAGCCGACCTTAGACATTTGGGAGTAAACATAAAACCTGTAAAAAAAGGAACTATTGAAAGTGGAATAACTCGTATGCAAGATTATGAGCTTATCATAACACCTGAGAGTACGAACATAGCTAAAGAGTTGAACAATTATGTATTTGCAGATAAGGGTTCAAAGCTTTACGTAGATGCTTACAACCACGCAATAGATGGTGTTAGGTACAATGTTATTTATCACTTAGACAACCCTAACGCAGGAAAGTATTATGTGCAATAAAAAGAGAAAGCGACCTAAGCCGCTAACCCCACAAGTCTATGAAAACAGGACAAAGATAACATTTTAAATTAAAGCAGTAAACTAAATAACATTAATTTCTATTATATATTAGATGAAAGTAAAAATCAAGAAGGAAGGAAAAGAAAAGAAGTTCAAGTTAATCAGCAGTTGGGAAGATGTAACATTGGAGAAGTGGCTTAAACTTATTGAGTTTCAGAGTGGTAGCAAGACAAAAGAAGCAGAAGAAACAATAGCTATGTTATCTGACATTCCTAAGAAGTTGATAAAGGAGTTGGCTTTAAAAGATGTAGCTTTAATAATGAGTAAGCTAGCTGAGTTACAGAATAAACAAAACAGTTCTTTAAAAAGGATAATTGAAATAGAAGGAATTGAGTACGGCTTCCACCCTGATTTGGATAGTATTAGTCTTGGAGAATATGCCGACATAGAAACTTTTATTAAGAACGGAATAGAAAAACATTTGCCTGAATTGATGGCTATATTGTATAGACCGATAAAAGAAAAGAAGAATGATTTATATATTATTGACGCTTATGATGGTAATATACGGCTCAGGGCAGAAGAAATGAAAAAGATGTCAGCAGAACAAGTGCAAAGTGCATTGGTTTTTTTTTACGCTTTCGTGACAGAATTATCAAAGACTTTGCAATCGTGTTTGACGGAAGTGCTGATGGAAATGAAGACGCAATAGCAACAGAAAGTTTTGCAGATAAGTGGGGTTGGTTTGGCGTGATGTATAGATTAACAAATGGTGAAATAGTAAACTTAGAAAGGATAACGAATTTAGGGTTGTTAGAGTGCTTAACTTGGTTAAGTT